TCTTCCAGTACAGGTGCAGGACGTTGGGCCGGCCGGCGGAATTGCGGGCGGGATAGCGGATGTACTCCGCATCCGTGCGGGCGATGGCCCGGCCCAGCAGCAGGTCGCCCGGATGGCGCTTGCGGATCCAGTAGGCGACGGGCTGCCCGCGCTCGCCGAGCTCCACGCCGTCCCGGATGGTGGCATCGCCCCGCTTGCCGGGCGGCGTCTCCAGCCGGTCGGCCTCGATGACTTCGAGCGCCAGGCGGTACGGCCGCCACGGCTCATCCTTGATCATCAGCGGCAGCACGAGCACTTCCCCGTTCTCGAGGATCTGGCGCTGAATCAGACTCTCCAGCTCATAGAAATCAGCGCGGCCCTGGCTGTCCGCGTGCGGCATCCACCGCCGCCAGGCTCGCTCCACCGCGCGCTCGTAGGCCCGGGCCTCGTCGTCCGTGATGCCCAGGGCGGTGCGATCCACCCGGCTCTGCGGCCGGATCCCGGAGCCGACGACGTTGACCACGACCGTGCCGGTGATCGCCGCGGCGTGGGCGTCGTTGCGGTTGAGATCGCGGGACCGCTCCCGGAGCGTCGGCAGGTCCGGCAGCAGGTCCGCGTCGGCGGAGCCGCCCAGCGGCGACCAGTCCTTCCTGAGCCGGTTTTTCTCGGCGCCCCGATAGGAAGCGTTGAGGATCTTCCCGGCCCAGCGGGCCTGCATGCGCCGGACCCCGGCGCGCGGCGCAATCGCCATCATCCACTGATCGATGGTCCGGCCGATCCGCTCGCGCAGGGTCTTGGGCGGCGCCATCTCCTCGTTGATGACTTGACGGAGCGTGAGGGAGAGGTTGCGGCCGGTCTTCATGCGGGCCTCTGGCTGAAACCGGCATAGGCCCGGGTCCCGCCCTGCTCGGCGGCCTGGCGCGCCATGAGGCCGGCCTCGAGCTCGCGGAGTTCCTTGAGCGAATACCGTTGCACGTTGCGGCCGCTGATCGTGTACGACTGGACCGCCTGGCCGGCGAGGAGGTTGTTGATCGCCGTCCGGACGTTCTCGAGCATCGTGGCGATGGTGGGTTCGGCCATTGCACTCCTGAAATAAAAAAGCCGGTTGGACAGGTTTGCTACCCATCCAACCGGCTTTCGGTCGTCCGATCCCGGTTTTATGTCTTTTTCGAGCTCAGCCTTTGCACACCGGCGCCAGCTTCCGCAGATCGGGCGCCGGCGTCACGGTCCGCACCTTGTGCTCAAAAATCTCGATTCTCAGCTCACCGAACCCCCGCCGCTTGATGTCATGAATCTCCGCCAGGATCTCCGCATCGGTCCACTCGATCCACCTGGCATGTTCCATCTACCGCGTCCTGTACCATGTGCCCCACGGCCCGTCAAGAGGGTACCCTGTACTGCAGTACAGTCGGCTTCCGGCGTCTGGCGGCGCGGTCGCGGGGGCTTCCGGCTCCATCTCCTCGTCGATCAGGTCGTCCATTTCGACCAGCCCTCTCTCACGCGCAGGCCTGTCCTAAATACGACCGGACGAAGTCTACCAGAATCTCCCGGCGCACGTACACCTCGCCGATCGGGTCCAGGTACGATTCCAACTTGCCCGCCTTGATCCAATACCCCACGGTGCTCTTGGGCTTCTGCAGAACCTTGGCAATGGCGGACGGGCTGAACGCGGGAATGTTCGGCAGGACCAGGACCGACGCCGGCACCCGTGGCGGGGGCGCGATGGTCGGGGACGGCGCCGGCCGCTCGTCCCGCCGGATCCAGCTTCTCCTGCCCCGTTCATTCCAGGCCACGCCTCACCGTCGTATCCATCCTTTTCCGCGCCCACGACCGCCGGCCTGCTCGCGCGAGACCCACGTTCCGCCTTTCCGCTCCGCCGGCGCCGGCCGCGGCCCGTCAGCCTTGCCGAGCGTGGCGAGCTGCGGCAGATCCGGGTTGAGAATCGCCAGGGCGGCCATGTTGTAGACGCGCAGGTCCAGCGCCTCGTTCCGCGCACGGATCTTCTTGTAGTAATGGCCGACCAGGACGCCCCGGTCGTATTTCTCCCGCTTCTCTTCGGCCGTGAGTTGGAGGAAGTAGGCCTCGTCGTAGGCGCTCCGCTCCGGCCAGTGGCAGAAGCCGGGCCCGGGCGTCTCCAACTGCAGTCGGCTGACCAGCGTGTCCTTCGCGGTGTCGGTCCCGACGAGAAAGAGCCGCACCTTGCCCAGGTTATCCCTGCTGCCCATGGTGACGAGGCGGGCACCCGGCTGGTTGGAGCCCTTCGTGGCAAACACGCGCCGGCCTTGGCGCGCGCGGACGAACTCATAGGCTTCCTTGGCGTGATGCCCGCCGATGTCCACCGTCATGATCTGGATGTTCACGGCCACGCCCGATTCGTGCGTCCACGATTTCTTCCACCACAGGTCGAGCTGCTCCCACACGTCCTTCTGCCCCGGCGAGCCCATCCACCGTTGATAGTCGATCGACCAGGATTCCTCCTCGAGCCCCCAACCCAGACATTCCGCCTCGAGCCGGTCGTCCTGGACGTCCACCGCGGCCGTGAGGATCAGGACGCCGGCGGGCACCTCAGCCGGGTACGCCTCGCGCCGGTTGTAGAGCTCGGAATGCTCGATCTGCTCCCCGGCCTCTTCCCATGTTTCGGCGAGGCGCGTATTGATAAAGACCTTGAGCTTGCGCTTGTCGCCGCGTGTGAGATCCTCCTGGGCCGCCAGCCACTCCTCCGCAAGCACCGACCAGGACGACGGCTTCCACCCATAGGGCGCGTAGAGGGCGTTGATGTGATAGCTCTTCACGGGATTGTCCGGCGCCTCGTGGACCCATGTCCCGTTCTCGAGCATCCACGTCTTCTGGGATTCCGGGATCGGATGCGCGCAGTGCTCGCAGTGGTACGCCGCGCGCGCGGGATCCTTCGTTCCGTCGAACGTAAAGACAAGTTGCCCCCAGCGCAGGTGCTGCGGCTTCAGGCAGATCGGGCAGGGGACGTGGAAACGCGCCCGGCTGCCGGCGTTGTACGCGGGCTCGATGACGGAGGTATGTTTCTCGAGCGGCGTGGACCCGCGGAGAATTTTCCGGTTGGCAAACGTGGCCGTCCGCTTCTTGGCCAGCTCGGAGGGCTGCCCTTCTCCGTCCACGTCCAGCGGATAGGCGTCCTCCTCGTCCAAGAACAGGTAGCGGGCGGAGAGAAAACGCAGGCCGATGCCGCTGTTGGCGCCCGTCATCACCATGACCCCGCCCGGGAATTCCTTCATCAGGATCGTGTTGCCGGAGTCGCGCTCCCGCGCCTCGCGCACCTTGCCCTGCAAACAGGGCACGGCGTCGAGCATCGGACGGACCTTGAGCTTGCTCAGCTTCTTGGCGACATCCACGGTGGGCTCGGTGAACATCGTGGGTCCTGGCGCGCGGTCGACGATGAAGCCGAGGGAAATGATGCCGGCGGTCGTGAAACCGAGCTGCGAAGCCTTCATGACCACGGTCTCTTCGACCGGAGAGACCGGACTCATGTTGTCGAGAATCTCTCGCAGGTAGGGCGTCCGCGAGGTCCGCCACTTGCCCGGCTCGGCCGACAGGCCGGTCGGCAACTCAAAATATTCGTCCGCCCATTCGGAGACGGTTTGTTCCGGATCCGGCTGCAGGCCCCGGCTGAAGGCCTCCGCGTAACACTCGGCACCGCTGTAGGAGAGACTCATTTGTGCTTGCCCGTCCCGTTGGTCCCGTTTCCGAGGGAGGCGGCCGCATGGTGCAGTTCCTTGGTCAGCATCTCGCGCACCTTCCGCCTGGCGGTGGTGTCATCCTTGGTGGACCGCACGGCCGCCACGACCAGGCCGTCGATGCGGTCCGGGATGTTGAAAAACTTATCCCGCACCTTGCGCGCCATGGTAAACGCCTGGCGCTCGATCTCATCCCTCGGCACGAGCGAGCCGACCGACGTCTCGTACTCGAGCTTGGCTTTCTGCGCCTGGTAATATTCGAGCAACTGGCGCGCGGCGCTCCGCTGCTGGAACTGCTGTGCGGCGACCTGGGCCGCCATGATCGCGGCGTCGGAGGCGGCCGGGTCGATCTTGCCGTCCGGCGTGAATTTGATCTTCCCCTTTTTCTTGAGGGCGCTGAGCCGTTGCCGGCTGAAGCCTTTCTTCCGCCGGTATTCGGTGGATGTCACCGACTGTGGGGATGGAGAACCCATTCATGCGTGTTGAACGAGTGTGGGCCGCAGCCCCATGTCCGCCAATCGCTCCAGGTCCACCGCGGCGTACCGTGGATCCAGTTCCATGACATAGGCCCGTCGCTGATATTGCTGGGCCGCCACGAGCGTGGAGCCGGCGCCGGCGAAGCCGTCGAAGACGATCTCACCGCGGCGGCTGGAGTTCCGGATCGCCTTGGCCACGAGTGGCACCGGCTTCATCGTCGGATGCAGGACGTTGGCCATCGGCTTGTCTTCATGCCAGACCGTCGATCGCTCGCGGCGCCGGTACTCTTTCACCACGTTGAGCAGTTCCTCCTTCGAGAGGCTCGAGGGGTTCCGGGCCTCGTCGAACAGGATGGTGTCCTGGGTGAGATCGTCGGCAAAGAAATGTCGGGCCCCGTCCTTCCAGCCGTAGAGGATGCTCTCGTGCCGCCAGTGGTAGTCCTGCCGACCCAGGACGAAATGCTGCTTGACCCAGATCAGGCTCTGCCGGATCTGCAGCCGGCGAGTCAGAGAGAGAGCTGGAGCATGGACCGTCAATTGTCAACCCCCCATCAAATCCCTGACACTAGCTCTAACCTGCGGTTGCCCTGACCCGCATAGGGGCGGGCGCCAGGAAGGACCCGTTCGTAGTGGCTTTACAACCCGTCCCTTACCCAGCGGAGATTCTGCACAAGCAGAAGAACTCACGCCGCCCTGCCCCGGTGTTCTCCTGATTCTCACTTGATACGCCTGAATAGGTGAAACCATACCAGTTGGTTCAGGTCATAGCCTTTGCGCGGATGAATGCGTGTCCAGATCTCCATGAATTCCTCCGGCGACTGGCAGCCCTCGCGCTCGTAGTGAAACCTCGTCACCTTGTCCAATGTGATCTGCATGCAGACGAGCACCTCGAAGACGGCCCCGAAGGCAGTAAAGCGATGCGGGAGCGGTCTTGACCTGCTGGTGGCGGTTTTCAGGCCACAGAGCAATCGATCCCGAAACTCCGGCAAGAACGGAACCTCTACCGGCTCATCGGAGTGTTGGATTTCCGTTCCCATAGCGTCTCAAAACATGCCCGTTGCTTCTCGCTCCAGGTGTCCTGTTCTGATAAGGATTCCAGCAGCCCATCTTCCCATTCCGTCAGATCATCCCGCTGCGCCAAGAGTTCCAGCGCCTCCCGATCTTCGGCGGTGGGGGCATACCTCACAGCGCCTCGACTTTCTCCTTCAACTCCTGGATCGCCGTCAGCTTCTCGGTCAATTTCGTCTCCGCATCCACGAGCCGCGCCAGCCATTCCCGCTTCCACTCCGCCCAGTTCATGCCGTGGCCGTTGGTGTCGTCAAAGCCGCCCGCAGCCGGGCGCTGCGGGGGTCTCCATCTTCTCTTCGGCTCTTCGGCTCTTCGGCTCTTCGGCCTCTCGCCCCCCCCTATGCTCGGCACAGAATGGGGAGCCTGGTTCCGCGTCCGCCTTGCACGTGCCGCGTCCCCACGGCTGTCGGCATCGCGTTCGGTCACTCATCGCAGCCTCCTGTGGCTCCGTGTCCTTCTGGTCCTCGTCCTCCGTGTCCTCCAGCAGCTCCGCCAAGGTCTTCTCTCGCGCCTTCGGCTCCTCGGGCGGCGGTTGATCCGACACCTGCCCGGTCCGCACCGCGAACCGCAGCTTCTCCTCCGTCCATCGCCGCGCGCAGCTTTTACAGACCCACTCGTCCGTCTCCCGATCGTGGAGCAGCAAGCCGTGACAATGCGGGCGCGGGCAGATCATGCCACCTCCTCCGCCTGGTCCCGGAGATGCCCATATTCGATCGCATACCGGCAGCGATCGCAGAGCCGGTTGTGGGCGCCCGCGGACGGGAACCGCCGATCGCAGCGCAAGCAGGGCCGGGACGTGGTCGTCACCGGGGTCCGGCGCCGCACGACGGCGTCGCGCTGACGCCGCTTGGTCTCCTCACTCATCGCATGGCTCGGCGCCCGGGGGGTGATCCCCGCCGCGATGAGCGCGCCGTTCCAGGACCCCCAATGCCGGAACGCCGGCGTCGTGGAGAAGTGGCCGCCGGCCAGATACTGCGTCTGCGTCAGGCCGGCCCGATACCGCGCCGCCACGCGTTGCAGATCAGCGAGGTAGGTCTCCGGTGTGATCGGGCGGTGGGCCATCGGCATCAGTCCGCCACCTTCCGGTTCGGCCATCGCGCCATCGCCTCCGCGCAGACTAAGGCCTCAGCCAGCTTCGCATCGAGAACCGCCCCGTTCAGCGGCAGCTCCCGGCCCAGGAGGAGTTTCAGTTCGCTTCGCGCTTCCTCGATCGTCGCCCCCTGCTGCATGCGCTCCCGCAGGTCGCCATAGGCCCGCACCCAGAACTCCACCGCCAGATCGGCCAGCACGTCCTGGGCGCGGAGCGTGAACACCGGCTCCTCCGGTGCCGCCTTGTCGTAGCAATCGTTCCCCTGCGCTTTCGTCGCCATCGGATCTCCTTTCGTTCGACCTGGTCACACCGTCTCTTCGGGCACCGCGTCATCCACCCAGCAGCCGAACGTCCGGCGTGGCGCCCCGAACAGGCGGCAGACCAGGGCCCGGATCTCCGGGGGCATCGGCCGCGGGTCCGTCGCCTCGCGTGGAGCAGGCAGCTTCGGTAGAATCGGCTCGTA